TGAAAAGCAAAAAGACGGTCAATATGCAGATTTATATCTGTGCGACCGTCTTTTTTTATTGGCAAAAATGGCTTGCCGCTGAGCCTTAAACAGCGGAGAAGGAGGTCAACAAAATGGATCAGGACGCAACGGGAACGAAGCAGGACGGACTTCCTGAAGATCAGGGACTCCCTTCTGACGGAGAAACGAAGCCTTCTGAAGAGACGCCTGAGGTGAAGGTTTACACCCAGGAGGACGTTGACAAGGCAATGGCCGAGAGGCATTCGGCGCTGGACAAAGAGATTGCCAGCCTCAAAAAGCAGGTAGCACAAGGTGAACTCACTGCCCAGCAGCTAAAGGATGTCAAAGCCGAACTAGCCCGCCTCAATAAGGAGCGGGAGGAGCAAGAGTACGAGGAGGCTAAAACTGACCCTGGTCGCTTGGCAGAGTTCAAGCGTAAGCAAGACCTGGCCAAGCGTGAGGCAGACCTCGTAGGCCGCGAGGAGAAGCTAAGGCAAGAGGAAGTAGAGAAGGAGGAGTTGATAGAGGCTGGATACAAGGTGAAGAGGATAGAAGCAGCCCAGGAGATTGTAAAAGATTTTCCCGGGGTTGAAGCCTCAGCCTTGCTTGAAGCCGACCTAAAGACTCCAGAGGAGATGAGGGTTTTTGCCAAGACGCTTGCTGGGGTCAAGGGTGCGGAGAAGCCCCCAGTGCTTGCTCCCGACTCTGGACTTGGAGATGGGGCTGGCGGTAAGCCCAGCATAGAGCAGCTAGAGAGCATGACGATGGAACAATACGCTGCCTATGTGAAGAAGCGAGACGAGAAGAAATAGGTCAAGGGGAAGGTCGAGCTTGACCTTAAACAAAATCTAAAAGAAGGAGACCTGAATGGCCACAACTTTTCTTACGCCGACCATCATAGCTAAAGAAGCTCTAATGGCGCTGGAGAATGAGCTGGTCTTCGGTAACCTTGTTCATAGGGGCTACTCCTCGGATTTCCACCGTGTTGGTGACACGGTACTCGTGCGGAAGCCACACGAGTTTTCCACTGTCCATGACTTTGCTGGTTCTGGCACCACGACTTCGCAGACTATTGTGGAGTCCAGTGTCCCGGTGGTTATGGATAAGCTCAATGACATAACCTTCCCCATTACCTCAAAGGAACTGTCGTTGGACATCGTGGACTTCAGGGAGCAGTGTATTGCGCCTGCAATGAGGGCACACGCCCAGGCGATTGATGTCGCTCTTGCTGAGAGATTCGTAGACATTGCTGCCCACTACCCGGTGAGTGCTACCCCAGCAGTAGAGGATATTGCTGGAGTCAGGACGCAGCTTAACCTCAACAAGGTTCCAGCCGCCAACCGGTCTGTTGTCCTGCACCCCCAGACTGAGCAAGCCTACATCGTTCTGGATGCCTTCCTGCACGCTGAGAAGCGTGGGGATACCAAGGCGCTGAGGGAAGCTCACATGGGGCGTGTTTTCGGCATGGACTGGTACATGGACCAGAACATCCAGACGCACACTGAGGCGATTGCTACGGCACCTGCTACTGTCTCGACTGGAGGCACGGCGGGCGCAACGGCGATCGAGGTCAAGGGTGGGACTGCTGTTGATGCAGTCATACCAGTTGGCGATGTGTTCAAGATCACTGGTGAGAGCCTGGATAAGGGACACCTTGTTACTACAGCAGCCACGCTTAGCGGCGGCTCAGCGAGCATTACCTTTACTCCTGCGCTTCAGTCTAGCGTTTCTGCCAATTCGGAGTGTACCTTCCAGCTAACTCACAAGGCCAACCTCGCCTTGCACAAGAACGCCATTGCCCTGGTAACTGCGCCACTGGAACCGCCTCTGGGTGGAGCCAGGGGAGAAGTGCAAAGCTACAAGGGCCTGACCTGCCGGGTGGTCTATGACTACACCAGTAACATCAAGACCAACGTCTGCTCCATAGACATCCTGTTCGGCATCAAGACCCTTAACAAAGAGCTTGCCTGTCGTCTGTGTGACGCACGCTAGAGAAAAGGAAGGGGGGAGGGCTAAAACCCTCCTCCCTCCATAAAAGGGAGGTGTACCATTAGGATTTTGTGGCAATCAGTGAGTCCCTTTGCGCCGAGCGGGTACGGGACAATGACCTCTGTTTGGGTGCCTCATCTCAGGCAACTCGGGCATGAGGTAGCTGTCTTTGCCTATTTTGGAGTCATGGGGTCGAAGCTTGATTGGGGGGATGTCATTCTCTACCCCAACAATAACCATGACTATGGAGTGGCCGAGTCCTTCATGTATTACGAGGACTTTGAAGCTGACATGCTAATTAGTTTAACCGATACATGGGTACTCAGGGGGTTAGATGCCAGGGAGAAGTGGGTGCCTTGGACGCCTATCGATCACGACCCGGCGCCGCCAAGGGTTCTTGAGAGTCTCAGGCAGATAGGCTTTGTTAAAGCCATTGCGATGTCTAAATTCGGGCAGGCTGAACTCAAAAAGCACGGGATTCCATGTCATTACATCCCGCTGAGTGTGAATACCTCTCTCTTCACCCCGAGGGAGGACCTCAGACAGCAATCAAGGGAAGTAGCGGGCTGGACAGATAAATTCGTTATCGGGAGTGTGGGCGTGAACTGCCCCCGTAAAAACTGGCACACCTCACTACAGGCAGTCGCAAAGTTCGCTGCCAACCACGATGACGTTATCTACTATATGCACACCAACCCCTTGGACTCCCAGGGCGATAATCTGGACACCTGCCGGAAGGCGCTGGGGATTAGGGATATTACCCTCTTCCCGCCACCTACCCAGATGGCGGTGGGGATTCCCAGAGAGATATTGGTTCAGATGTATAACAGCCTGGATGTGTTCCTGATGCCGTCTAAGGGCGAGGGGTTTTGCCTGCCGATAGTGGAAGCGCAGGCTTGCGGTGTCCCCGTAATAATCAGCAATAACACGGCCATGCCCGAGCTTCTCGGCGGCGGATGGCTTCTACAGGAGCAAAGGCCAGAGTGGACAGGGCAAGACTCGTGGAATTTCAACTGCTCCGTTGACGAGATAGTGGACTATCTTGAGCAAGCCTATAGAGCTAAAAAGGATGGCTCTATTGATGAGATTAAAGCTCAGGCACGGGCAAAGGCGCTGGATTACTCCGAGGATAAAGTGGCTTCCTACTGGCCTCCAGTGTTGAAAGACCTGGAGAAGAGGATCAAGGAGCCAAAGAACTGCGAGGGGATTTGTCCCTGGAAGCTGTATTTCATACCTAAAGAGTGCTCCCCGGCCAAGGTGTTGGACATTGGCTGTGGTGTAACCCAGCCGTACAGGGATGCGCTTCAGGAATTGGGCGAATATGTGGGGATCGATATTAAGAAGGGGCCCAATGTCGTCCACATGGATGCTCACAACCTGCACTTCAAGGATAAAGAATTCGGCTTTGTCTGGATCAGCGAAGTCCTGGAGCATGTTGAGAATCCGCAACGGGTTATTGCCGAGGCTAAGAGGGTGGGCGTTCATGGTATCTGTCTGTTTAGCACTCCAGCCGATGCCCACTGCTTCGATGCCGACCCTGAGCACAGGGTAGTAGAGGATGTTGATTATGTGACCATAGCCTCAGGGGATGGGTTAATCGCATGGTAGAGAAAAAGGCTCTTATCAGTGGCATAACTGGGCAGGACGGCTCTTATCTGGCTGAGTTGCTGCTTGGCAAAGGGTATGAGGTACACGGCCTTATCAGGAGGACGGCCCTACACCCTGAGAGCCTGAAGAACATTGCCCATATTCAGGATCGTTTGACCCTGCACTATGGAGATCTGGCTACTGGAAACCATGCGCTGCTTTCTGAGCTTCAGCCTGATGAAGTCTACAATCTGGCAGCGCAATCGGACGTCAGGGTTAGCTTTGACATCCCTGAATACACCGGGGAGATAACGGGGCTTGGTGTGTTGAGGCTCCTTGAAGCGGTAAGGAGATTCAGTCCGTCAAGCAGGTTCTATCAGGCCAGCTCTAGCGAGATGTTCGGCAATAGCCCACCGCCACAGAGTGAAGATACCCCGATGCAACCGCGCAGCCCTTACGGAGCAGCCAAGCTCTACGGATACAACATGACCAGGGTTTACAGGGACGCTTACGGCCTCTTCTGCTGCAACGGCATCTTGTTCAACCACGAGTCAGAGAGAAGGGGCAAGAACTTTGTAACCCGTAAGATTACCGAGAGCCTACCGCGTATCCGTGACGGCAAGCAGAGCAAGCTATATCTCGGCAACCTGGACGCAAAGAGGGACTGGGGTTATGCCCCCGACTACTGCGAGGCCATGTGGCTGATGATGCAGCAGGAGGAGCCAGACGACTTTGTTATCGGGACCGGTGAGGCTCATTCGGTAAGGGAGTTTGTTGCCCTTGCCTTTCAAACTCTTTTCTTAGACTGGCAGGAGTATGTTGAAATTGACCCTCAATTCTATAGGCCATCTGAGGTCAATTACCTGTTGGCAGATGCGCGCAAGGCAAAGCGCATTTTGGGCTGGCAACCCAAAACATCATTTGAGGAGCTAGTTATTTTAATGCTTGACGCCGATTTGGAGGCGGCAGGAAGTTACGGAGGTAAGTGATATGCCAGTACCAGGGGGAACACCAGAAAAGGGAGACCGCAAGGGCTGGGAGCAGTGGATAGGGCGCTGCATCAGCTTCAGGCAGGGTGAGAATCCCGATGAGGCGCAGGACCAGAGCGTTGCCATCTGCATCTCAGAAGCGTCGGAGAAGAGTGGCATTAACTTCCAGCGCGGAGGCAAGAAATGAGTAGCCACTATCTCGCATATCTATTGAACGAAACGAGGCAAGCCCTTGCTGATGAAGGAACTACCCTGATATGGGAAGACCACGAGCTAGAGACCCACATCCTGAAGGCGGTTGAGGAAGTTTCTGAGGTAGCACCTAACGAGCAGGTGGATACGCTTACCACAACGGCGTCAAAAGACCTGGACATCAGCAGCCTTACCAATAGGGTGACTAACTGGGGGATTGGGGGCTTCCATCCCCAATACGGCGTTGAGTTTGAAGTTAGTCAAGAGCCCGCCGTGTACCGCAACTTCCACGTCCGGGGCGATGTGCTGTCAATGCGCCTGAGCTCCACACCAGCGGCGGACAAGAGCGTGAATGTCAGGTGGGCTCAGTATCACAAAGTCACCAGAACCAGCACCACTCTAACCCCTTATCTAGAGAAGGTGGTAATCGAGGGGGCTTGCGCCTATGCCCTGCTCGCCTGGGCCTCCAGCCCGACAAATATCAACATGGTGCACGAGGGCGGGCCTAATGTGGTGCCGGCAGTGGCGCAGGCAGGGGACAAGAAGATGGCCTTTTTCTTGAGGAGTTTAGAAGGATTAAGACCGGTAATGACAATGCCGGAGTATTCAGAAGACTAGAAGGAGGTAAGAAATGGCAGTAGCGACACTAGCGATTAAGCAAGGTACGGGAGCGGGGCCAACTTGGACAACGGTTACTACGCCGAGAATGTCCACGTCTGACTCAAACGACCCGGGAACGAACAACCCTATTCCCATTCCAGCAGCGGGTTTCAATTATAGCTTCTGGATGAGCCTGGCGCTGACCATCACGGCGATGGGCGATGCCACGCTGCTCAACAACCACAAGTTCTACATGGACGGGGCCTGTGGCTGGACGCTGGGGACTGAAGGCGATCTGCTGCTCTGCGGCAAAACCACTGGAGACGAAGGGTGTCCTGAGGCGTCTTACGACCAAGCCACAGGTACACAGGGCACGACTGGAGACCATGTGGACGATGTGACAGACGGGCACTCCTACTACAAGAGCGGCACAAGTAACTACGAGGCTGCGAGTGCTGCGGACGCCCGCACCTCGGGTTCACCGCTGACAGTGGACACGGGAGACCACACCGAGGCCGAGGCGTTCAAGCATGTGGTGCTTCAGGCCAAGTGTGATGACGACGCGACTCGCGGAGCACAGGCGAGCGAGGTACTTACTTTTATGTACGATGAAGTCTGATTTTGGACAATATTATCTAATTCCGTCTAGTAAGGGGAAAGCCGATGAGAAGTCCCGAAATCTGTGCTTATGCTGCTGGCATCATCGATG